CAGTAAGCTCCTCTCATGAAATCTGCCCTTTTATGCAGGATTCTGCGTATAGAATTAGATTCAATAGTGAGCAGATGGTAAAGGATTTACTGCGTATATTTAATATTACCCCTACAAAAACGCATACTTATACTATGCCTTATTTTGAAGAGGATTATTTATTACTAGAATTTCTAAGAGGTTATATTGAGGGAGATGGGCATATGGAAAAGAAAAGCTCAGGTAGAGTATCGTTAAGTTTATGCTCTGCTAATGAACAGTTTTTACTAGAGTTTAAAGAAATTTGTGGGCTATTACTAAATAGAGTAATAGCTCAACAAGTAACTTTGAAAGTAAATCCAAAAGGCCAAGTTTACAACATTGTATTTAACCTAGAAGATAGCGAATCCTTAATTAATTTAATTTATAAAAATTCAACTAAAGCTACTAGACTTGATCGCAAGTTTAATACAGCTTCATTAGTTATAAGATAATGGTATAGTCCACTTAAAGAAAACATTTACAGCCCTACATATTGCTGCAACTTTGGGTCAAAAGACTTTAGTGGTTTGCCACAACACGATGATTCGTGATATGTGGCGACAAGAAGTAAAGCTACTGTTTGGCATGGACGCAGGGGTTATTGGTTCTGGTAAGTTCGATATAGATTATCCTATAGTCGTAGGTAATATACAAACTCTTAGTAAAGAAGTGGCTAATATTAGTAAAGAGTTTGGTACTATCATTGTTGATGAATGTCACCACGTTAGTGCTACAACTTTCTCAGTATTTTTAGATGCTATGTATGCTAGGTACAAGCTAGGGCTTTCAGGTACTATTACTAGAAAAGACGGTAAGCAGGTAGTGTTTAAAGACTTCTTTGGGCATAAGCTATTACAGCCTTTAGAGTCTAATACTATGACGCCTAGTGTCAAACTTATTAAGACTGGTATTACTCTAGCACCGGGAGACCCTTGGGTAGAGAAGATTAACAAATTACTTTATGATGTAGAGTATCAGCAATTTATTGCTAGAGTAGCACAGATACAGATGGATAAAGGACATAAGGTCCTAATCATTGCAGATCGAGTAGAATTCTTAACAAACCTAGGAGCTTTAATTGGTGAAAAATGTGTGTGTATTACTGGGGGGACGGCCTTTGAAGAACGGGAAAAGCTTAAAGGTCAGATTGAATCAGGACAAAAAGATTGCGTGGCTGGAAGTAGGCAAATCTTCGCAGAAGGTATCTCTATCAACCCACTCAGCTGCCTTATCCTAGCGGGACCAATCTCTGCGCCTGCGCATGCAGACGGTTTATTAGATCAAATAGTTGGTCGCATCCGTCGTATGTATCCTGGTAAACTTCAGCCGCTAGTGTTGGACATGCAATTTGCAGGTTCAGCCGATCGTAAACAAAACAAAGAACGTACCGACTTCTACAAGCGTAAAGGTTGGGAGATTGAAGGTGAGTAGATATAGGGATTTAAAAATTTCCACTTGCGTAGGCACTACGATTATGCTATAATAGATATTCAAAAGGCAATAATGGCTTGTTTTTTCAACCTAAAGACTCTTGAGGAGGCCTCATGTAATGATTCAAATGCGTTCATGTTAAGGTTATGGTACCACTATACAAAGGCACTTCCAAAGACCCAGCAACATCGAAGATTTACCAACGTAGATTTGAAGGGGGATTCATTCCTCCTCAATCCCTCGCCAATCTTCGAAGATAGAAACACTGATATACTATTCAAAGTTCAGTACATTAAACTAGCAGGTAGACGAGACTACCACTTGTATAAACAATATAAATACAAGCGTCTTGATACTAGCTATTTCCCAGACCTAGCATACGATTCAATTAAACATAACCCGTTGCTAGAAATAACTACCAAAGAAATTATTTTTAAATTAGAGGAATTTTAACATGGCATTAGCATTCACAAATACTAAAGGCAAGGCAGCTAAGAACTCACACGAGGCTTACGCATATAAAGACGGCGAAAACACAGTACGTTTGTTTGGAGGCATTTTGCCCCGTTACGTATATTGGGTTAAGGGCACTAATAACAAAGACATTCCTATCGAATGCTTGAGCTTTGACCGTCAGTTGGAGAAGTTTACCAATATCGAAACTGATCACGTTCGTGATTACTTCCCTGACATTAAATGCGGTTGGGCTTATAGCGTGAATTGTCTCGCTACAGTTGAGGGTAAGCCAAAAGCCGTAGTATTGAATCTAAAGAAGAAGTTGTACGAGCAGCTAGTTTCAGCTGCTGGTGATCTAGGTCTTGACCCTACTGACCCAGATGAAGGCTTCGATATGGTATTCAAGCGTGCTAAGACTGGCCCGCTTGCCTTCAATGTTGAGTACACTCTGTCTCAGCTTAAGTTGAAGAAGCGTCCTCTTACTGAAGAAGAGCGCGAAGTAGTAGCAGCAGCTCTTGACATTGACGCTAAGTTTGTGCGTCAGACACCTGCCGAAATTAAGGCATTGTTAGAGAAGATTACCAAAGGCGGTACTGATGACGGAGAAGAAACTCCTGCAGGCGTTGATGGTGAGGCTGTGAACGAACTTGGTTGATAACTAAGCCGGCAGAAGTTTAAAAGCTCTGCCGGCTTTTTGACTGTTACAAAATGAATGAACAATATAAACAAGCAGGCATAGAATATGATTGGCTATCATGGCTAGGTATGCCTATGTTGTACGATGGTGGACTATGCGTGAATAGAACCCTAGAAGAACATAAAGAAAATGACAGATATAGAAATCGTCCGGGGTTATTAGTATGAAGATACATTACAAACAATCAATTAGGCAGCAGCTCGACGAGCTATTTGGCAAAGGCTTAACTCAAGATATTGACTCCGTAGAGTTAACAGAATCAGAGTATATTCAGCTTTTAGAAGAACTTCCTACACTAGGACAGATTTTACTTACGGACGCTGATACTAAGTTCAGAGTCTACAAAGGGATTAGATTAAAGGTTCTTAGATGAAAATACTATTCACAGCAGATATACATATCAAGCTAGGACAGAAAAACGTGCCCGTACCCTGGGCTAAAGCTAGGTATAATGCTCTTATAGCTGATTTAGTGGCTGTGCAACAACAGTGTGATATGTTCGTAATTGGCGGAGACATATTCGATAAGCTTCCTAATATGGAAGAGTTAGAAATTTACTATGACTTAGTAGCTAACTGTACCATACCTACGTTGATATACCCTGGAAATCATGAGTCAGTAAAGAAAGATACTACTTTCTTTACGTACCTAAAATCAGTGACTAACCGCTTAAACAGTAAAGTTCAGATTATTGATGATTATGTAACTTACTGCAAGCCGGACGACGATTTATCAGCAATCTTTGACATTATTCCTTATAATAAATTAAAGGAATACGAAAAGGATCCTCGTAAGTTTAACGCTCCCTTACTATTCACCCACGTTCGAGGTGCTATCGAACCCCACGTAAAGCCAGAAGTTGATCTTACTATTTTTGACCGCTGGCAAACAGTTCTCGCAGGAGACTTACACTCATATGAAAATTCCCAACGCAATATCCTATACCCTGGCTCTCCCGTTACGACTAGCTTCCATCGGAGCGTTGTCGATACTGGCGTCATTATCTTTGATACAGATACTCATGAACACACCTGGCAAAAGCTGGAACTCCCTCAGTTAATTCGTAAAACAGTTGCTGTTGGCGATGATATGCCTGCTACAGGTTATCATCACACAATCTACGAGGTAACAGGTGATTTAGCTGAGCTAGGTGCAATGGCAGATAGTGACTTAGTAGACAAGAAACTACTAAAACGAGAAACAGATACTGCACTTATTCTCGACCCTAAAATGTCGATGGCAGAAGAGCTTAAGGAGTACCTCCTTTATATTCTTCAACTGTCGGAGGATAAAGCGAACGAAGTGGTAAACGTATTCAATAATAATAAAGAGAAGTTAGATGATAACATATAGAGAACTACGTTGGGGTGACGCATTCTCCTACGGACCTGTTAATGTGCTGAGACTAGATGAAGCACAACTTACCCAGATTGTCGGTAAAAATGGGCATGGTAAAAGTACTATTGGACTTCTTCTAGAAGAAGCTCAGTTTAACACCAATTCTAAAAAGATTAAGAAGGCAAACGTTCTCAATAGGTATTCTAAGTCAAAAACGTATTTTATTG